GAGGACGAGGCGTTGGCCTCGCGGACGCGCCCGGCGTCCACGACGTCGGCGTCCGATTCGATGGCGGCGGGAGCCTCGTCATCACTGTCGCTGGAGTTAGCAAGGGCCTTCACCAGGACGAGCGCTGCGAAACCGGCTGCGGCGGGCAGCACGTAACGCGCACTCTTCTTGGCGACGGCACCGAGCTTGGTCCAGTTGACGGCGATGATGGGGGTCTCGTCTTCAACGGTCTCGGAGTGCTCGATAACGGTGGGAGCGGTGTTCTCGGACATGAGAGTTCCTTTCGAGTTGATGGGGTCTCATTATAGTGCGTGCAGAATTTGCGAAAGCCTATGCCCTCTGTTAGAGGGCACGGCGGTCTAGTTGGTCGAGGGTGTCTTCATGGAGTCGATGGTTTCGGCAAGGGTCTCGGCGTACTGTCGTCCGGCCTTGTCACCGACATATGTACCAAGGACACTACTGCCGACGCCGTAGATGGCGGTCAATACCACTCCAGCTGGAGGGCAGAGAGCGCCGACAACGGCACCGGCGGTGATGCTGGCGGATGTCGAGGCGACAAGGGATACGACCTTGTATCCGGTGGTCTCTTTGAAACTCATGGTCATTCCTTTCTAGATGGGTCTCGTTATATACCGTGCTCCTTTCACGAAAGCTTGAACCACTTCTCAGTGGGCTCTACGACGAAATCGACTACCACAACAGCCTTCCCGTCGTCCGAGACCTGAGCACCGTAGTGCACCTCGATCTGCCTCTGCTCATTCCACCCGAGCTGGTCGCCCAAGGAAATACCCTCGAGGCCGATGCCGGCGTAGAACTCGTTGAGGCTGACGCACATCTCTCGGAGGAGAGTATAGTTCAGTTCGTTGACGACACGGTCGATCTTGTTGACGGTGGACTTGAAATAACGACCGCTGTAGGCGTCGTAGAACAGGACGTCGCCCTCGCCGCAAACCACAGCGGCGTCACGAGGATATGGATCCATCTTGGACGCGGCATTCTGGGAGATCGTCTTCTCCTCCGGACCTAGGCGATCCTGAACGGATGCACGATAACGGTCGTACACTTGGCGTGTGCCCTCGTAGGCGAGGAGCAGGGACGACTCACGCTTGACCGAGATGCTGTGGGCTCCAAGGACGCAAGCACCGGTAGCCAATATGGCGATGGCTGGGGGAGCGTAGATCTTGGCGTAGATCTTGATCCGCTGCTCCTTGGTAAGGCGCTTGAAGTCGTCAATATCCCACTCTTGCATCTGGCGGTCCGCATGGACGCTCAGAGCGACTGATGCCCCGAGGCCCAGCAGCGCCAGTCCGGTGAGGATATGATGTGAATTGCGTACGGCGAAGTCCTGGGCGGCTTTGACGAATGCGAGGTTCATTTGCTCTCCTTCTCGATCTTGCTGAGCTCTACTCGCCAGGTCTCAACGGCGACGGGATCCCTGAGGGCATTGCGGAGCATCTGCTTGGCAACCATCGGGTCGACGTGGGGTGGGACCTTGAGAGTGGCCTTCTGGGTATTGGTGACGGGATTCGGCTCGTCCACGAGTGTTCCTTTCTATCGAGAAACCTAGAACCCGAGTTGGGTTCTAGGGGTGAGGTGGTCAGTTGGCGGGAGCGTTCTGCTCCGCGATCTTCTTGTTGAGGGCTCGCTGAACCTTCTTCTCAAGCATCTTGTTGGCGTAGTGCTTAAGGGCGAAGGAAGCGGCGAGGGCGGCAACGGCGAGGACGACGCGGTTCATGGTGGTTCCTTTCAGATGGGGGTCTCATTATAGGCCATGCAGAATCCGCGAAAACCTAGAACCCGTGAAGGTTCTAGGAGTATGTCAGAGATTGTGATCGATGGTGGTGGGATTGGTGAAATCCTGCTTCGAGATCTTGTAACGGGAAAGTACCCACTTGACGATGGCGTAAATGCCAACGCAGTAGATGACAGACTTGACAAGGTTCTCGACGAGGCGGGAGATCAGCATGATCGGTCCTTTCGGTCTATAGGTCTCGTTATATGCCCTGCTGATTCTGCGAAAACCTAGAACCCGTGAAGGTTCTAGGCGTGAGAGTCACTTCTTGGTAGAGTTCTGTCGGAAGATCTTCTCGATCTCGGTCCAATCTTCTTCGAGATACTTCTCTACATCGTCGATCTCCTGGGCGGACGGAGTCGAGGTAGCCTTAAGGAGATGCCGCTGGCGGCGGACAGTCTTCTTGAGCGCCTTGATCTGCTGGGCCTGGGAGTAGACGGTGTACAGAAACATGACGAAGGAGATGAAACCAAATGCGATGAAGATGCTGGACATGACGAATTCCTTTCGTGGGGGTCTCATTATAGGGCTTGCAAAATCCGCGTTCCAATTTTCCCACCCGGGAATTTTTGGATTTCGAAAATCAGAAGCTTTGCGAAAAACCTAGAACCCTTGTGAGGTCCTAGGTCTTTCGTGTCTCAGATGCGGATCTTGGCGACGAATCCGAGTGCCTTGGAGGCGACAGGGAAGATCTGCTCAGCCTTCACGATGGCGAGGATTCCGAGGATGGAGCCTGCGGCGCCCACCACAGCATCTGGGCTGGGGCAGAAACGACGGTGCTTTGCGTCTTGAATCTGCTCAAGCTCCTTGATGCTGCGGAGAGCTTCGCGATAGGCTTCACTGTCGGGGTCCATGCCGTCGATGAAAGCGTAAGCCTCTTCGAGGGCCTTCTTGGTGTTCGGCTTGTTGTCGGACATGGTATTCCTTTCAAATGAGGGGTATCATTATAGACCATGTCGATCCCGCGGATCGTCAGACCTCGGAGACCTTCAGAGTGGCCGTGTCCTTCTTGGTCATGTCCTGAGCGGGGGTCTCCAGAGCGGCGTAGACCTCCTGGTTCTTGTGGTCCACATGGAGTACGCCGTCAACCTCGGGCTCATAGTTCTTGGCTGCAAGACCGAGCAGAGCGCCCAGGAAAGTGTCGAGAGCGGTGATGGTGCCCACAACCGCCTCAGTGTGAGGGAAACCCCACAAACCCGCCAGGGCGAGATACAGGGTGGCGAGGGCAGGAAGCAGGATCTGAGCAATCCATTTCAGAGTGTTGTAGGTCTGATTCGACAGCGACATAGCGCTTGTCCTTTCTTCGGGTGTCAGGAAAATGGATCGGAAGCCGGTTCACGGCGTCCATTACCTTTTCGGCAGTCCCGTTTCCGCCGAAAGTGGGGTAGGGCTGATACAGATACTTCTGTAAGTCCTCAAACTCATCGATGGTGATGTAACCACGGGACAGATATGCGGTTCCCATAGCCACGATCTGGTTGTGCGCTAGACCTAGCATTAGCTGCGTCTTGGCATCATGCCTTTCCGCACGTTTCTGGAGATACGCCCAGAGACCAGTACTGGTGAGAACGGAGCCGAATATGGTGATCACCAGCTCCACAGTATGAGACATTTAGCCTCCGATAGAAACGATTGGACGCACTCCGTACTTCTCAGTCCACTGGGCCCAAGTAATCCGACGCTGGTCGCCGTAGTACAGGCCGAAGTAGTCCTTAGAGATTTGATCCCGGAGCCAGAAGGACTCGCCCGGGGTCGGAATCGGGTTGCCAACACGGAAATACGAGAACTGACGAGAGATGGGACCGATAGTGTGGGTGTCGCCATTGATGCGGTTATGCACAAGATATGAGCCGAACATCTCGAACTCAGACGGAATGGTGAGCTGCGGGTACTCCCACTCCAAGTTCTTCTCCGTTCGCTCCCAGGGATTCCCAGTATTCTCGTACCCATGCGGCTCGAGAACTGGGAACGTCCGGAAGTCCGACATGGCGAAGACCTGAGTAAGCGTGGAGAAGCGCACCATGCCATTGGCATAATCCCGTCGCATCTTGGAGCCGTTCCAGCCGTTCTCGCACCATCCAGACTCGCCGATGTTGTCGATTCCGAGGTTACGGTCGCTCATGACCGTGATTCGGTGCTGATTTTCGCCATTCGGGTAGTCCAGCCACCGGTCGAAGTCGACGATGATCCACTTGCAGGAATTATCGTTGTACTGCCAGTAGTCGCCCAGCCACAAGCCGTCGAACGTCCCGTTCCGAATGGCCGCCTTCTGGGCAGGTGTCATGACCCGTCCCAGGTTGTTGCCTCGAGTAATGACTCGCTTGAGATTCGGGTCGTTGTTGAAGGCGTTGAAGAAATCGTTCTTGTTGTTCAGAGTGATCTGCTTGGGCTGCATGACGCTCTGAGCCCACTGCGCGTACTGAGCCCCAACTCTGCCTCGGCAGTCCGTGACTTCGAAGTCGGCATTCGTCTTGGCTCCCCTGGGAACCCGAATATAGGCGACGATGACTTCGAAGGTGTCGTTCGTCTGGGTAGGCTGTGGGACACCGCCGCCCGAAGTTCCCTGAATAACGCGAGTACCAGCGGAGCGAACGCTAGGCGTCTTGTCGACCCTGAGGGTTATGGCATCGTAACGATCGCCGTCCGTAGCGCCCTCGGTGAGTGCGTAGACCTTGTTCGCGTCGTTCTCAATCCAGTGCCCCTTGAACCAGGCGCGACCGGACTGTACAATGATCTCTCGTCCAGAGCCCTTGGCAACCTGGTAGCCTCGACCCCAGTTCTGGAATATGCCGTCCGAGATGACTCCGTCGAACATGCGGCCGAAGTCGTCAGCGGAGTACTTCCGGTCCCCGTTGATGGAGACGAAGAATCCTGATTTCTCTGTCATGTGATGTTCAACCCCGGTTTCGACTTCTGAATATCGGACAAGGACTCGAATGTTGGGTAGAAGACGTCCCCCTCCGAGTCCGAGGATGTGCGAATGTACTCGGTCACCCGAGCGATGTCCTGCTGCCCGAACTCGTTCTGAATCTGCACGAAATCGCCCAGGAAGAAGTCCTCGTTGTAAGTATACATGGACTGCTGGGCGGCCTCACCCGAGAACATCTCGAGGGGCATGTGACGCCACAGTTCAGTATTACACTGCTCGTGGATCTGCCGATGAATGGACTCGGGGTCGATCGATGCCACTCCCCACTGGCCGCTCCCTTTCGAGATCATGTACCCGTTGGTGTGTTCGATCGACGGACTCTGGAAATAACCTTCTCGCAGACCGAGCCCCCTGGTACCGACAGTGACGGAGTTGTTCTGCATCGCGGAGTCTCGGTTGTCATCAAGATACTCTTTTGAGAGCTGCAACTCCAAGGGTACGGTGAATTTCACAGCACCCGAGAATATCTTTGTTCGCGTAGACACCTTGGACTTGAAGTAGGTTGCCTTAGATAGGTTGTCATACTTCGGAGAGAATACTACCGGCGGACGCTCACCTTGATTGAATGTTCGGTTCACGCCGTTATACGTATACCCGTACCAGTAATATGGATCTTCCCCGTCGTGCTCGATCGCCCATCCCGACATGGTCAAATCGGTTAGATTCTGAACGAGCTTGTACCAGGAGCCTTCCATAATATATGGATCGGTATCGTCATAGGCCGCATGAGAGTAATCAGCATTACGCGTCATGTTTCGGACAGTGCCGTTGGCATTAGCCCTGATGTTTCCGATGTCCATGGAGGAAACCGGTCGACCCTTGCGAATCCCCGCGGGTAGCTCATCAACCGAGTACCAACCGAATCCTGTGACGTGTCTCTCGTGCGACGTGTCTAGCGAGTCCCTCTGTTTGAACAGCAGGTTGGTGTAGTGTTTAATAACATCTTTGACTTTCCCTTTTGTTCGCTCGTGCATGCATAACCTGGTCCCCTCCCAAATCGGATAGGGATGCATTACCCGTCGATCCAATATGGACTCAAGACTGCGCCCGCTAACTGTCAGCATCGACTGCTTGCTGTACTCCGTGTTGAGCTCGACCTGCTCGATGATCATGAGCTTGTTCGTGCCCTTGGTGTACAGGTAGTAGTCGAGTTGATAGATCTGCAAGTTCTCCAGGGTCCCAGGAACCGTGAGTTTGAAGTCGCCGAATCCGTGGAACCTCTCAGTCCAGATGACGGACTTGTAGTCCTCACAGATATGCTGGAGAATCATGGATTCGTCGAAAACCGCAAGATACATGTCACACCCCCTGATAGAGAACGTCGGTTGAGAAATATACGTCCGTGAGATTCGGATCATTCATAGCGATCTGGAACTCGTTGACACCAGGCCTCAGCTTGAGCCAATCGGAGTTACGATCCAATGCTGCGATGAACTTATCCTTGCGGCCGCCACGATTTCGGATAATAGACTTGCGCCCTGTCCTAGAATTGACCGTGACGATGTCGCCGCCCACGATGGGATCGACCTTGTAGTAGGTCTTGTCGAGAAATGCCCCGGTGAGTTTGAACTGGTCGCCGGAGAATGTCTCGGTCACCGTGATCGGTAGCTTGGCTCCCGGACGGAAAGTGAAGACCATGGTGAACCCGGTCTCCACATCTCCCTCATAGTCAATCGTGGCGGACAATAAGCCTCGGTCCTTGCTGAACTCCAGTGACGGAGACGGCTGGTCCATGAAGTCGAACTCGAAAGATGGGATCTCCCTGGACCATTCAAGGTTCTTGTCGATGCTGGTGTCTGCGTCATGCCAGTAAGCATCTGGACATAGGATGGAGATGTTGATCTCCTGTTCCTTCGAGAATATGTCCGCCTCGACGCTCTCAACATACCCCTCGGTCTTGACCCTGCGCTTGTCTGTGTTGATGTACACGGACATGAGCTGCTTGATCTGGAACCAGGAGTATATGCGCTGCCTGCTGGTCTCGATGTCGGGCATGGGCAACGGCGCGAGTTTGATCTTGAGGTTCCTCATTCCCGCCCTCGCGCCGTTGAATATAGCCACATCCGTAAGAGCCAGTTCAGTCGTGTTGATCGAGGCCTTCGTAGCCGACAGGCCGTCAACGGATTTGACAGCCACGCCAATCCCCCAAGGATCCCTCAGAGGAAGAACGACGCGTTGCTGTCGGTACGTAAGAAACTCGATTGACTCAATCATAGCTCGTACATGGCTCCCTTCACCTGCTCGATCTGGTTTCGAGTCTGGCGGTAGATCTCCGCCTCGGACAGCGCCTTCGGCGAGTTGTTGTACTGGTTGAACACGAGACTTGTGCCCTGGTTGTACGTCTCGCTGGCGGCGGTGTCATTCGACTTCGTAGGAGTGCTAGTGACGACTCGTCCCGCGAGCTGTGCAGTCGCCGTCGTCGTGAGAGTGCCGGCGATCTCCTCCTTGGGGAGAATATCATCGAGACGACCCGCCTGTTCCTCGACCTGCGAGAGGTCCAGAACCGGCTTGATCGTCGGATCAGCGTTCTCTCCGAATGCGTTGTTCCAAATATCCTTCGTGTTACCGAAGCCCTTGGACAACGCGTCGACAGTGTCGGTGGCCATGGTGCTGGCAGCCGCGATCCCCTGCTCGGTGTTGTCGGTGATGCCGTTCGCAAGACCCTGCATCAGGAAATCGCCGATCTCGTACATTACCCTCGAAGGAGAGTGAATGCCGAACGCCGCTTTGACCTTCGAAACAACGGTGCTACCCATGCTCGTGACCGCACTGGCGATGGAGGAGAGCTTTTCGGTGATCGCATTCTTGAGGCCGTTGACCAGCTGAATACCAGCGTTCTTCATCTGCGCAACGCCCGTGGATACGAGAGTCCTGATGCCGGTGCCGATACCCCTAATTATGGCGCTGATGAGTCGAACACCCGCCTGAGCCATAGCCTCGGAGTTGTTCTCGATCGCATCGGCAAGTCCGTTGATGAATTTGATGACGGTCTTGGCCGCCGCATCGGTGATTCGAGGCATCTCGTCACCGAGACTGGTGATGAACGCCACGATACAGTCCGTAGCCTTCTGACCGATCTCGGGGATCTTCTGACTCAGACCATCCAAGAAGGATATGAGCACATCAGAGCCTCTCTGGACCAACTGCGGCATGTTATCAATGAGAGCCTGCGACAGGGTCAGGATCAAGAATATGGCACAGTCGATCAAGGCCTGAGCGTTGTCGTATATGACCTGGATGATCGCCAGAAGGATCGTGGTCATGAGCTGGACGAACGTCGGGATGGACTCAATCATAGCCTGAGCGCCAGACGTCAGGATAAGCTTGAGATACTCGACGATGGTGCCAGAGTTGTCGATGAGGACCTGCATGAAGTTGATGAAGCCCTCGCCGAGCGCCGTGCCCATCGCAGGCATTCTCTCGATAAAGCCGTCGACGGCC